CCAGGCCTTGCGAAACTGTTTGATAATTTCTCCATCAGTTGTGGTAAAGGCCAATCTATTGCCGTCTTTCTTTAGTAAGCCACGTTTTTCGGCCAGATCAACCAGACCTGAATATGGATTCATGCCTGTCTCGTACGGGATCTTGACCTGGACGCCTTCAAAAGGTTTGGCATAGCGAGTCTTCATAACCTTGCAAGAGGCTCGAATACCCATGACATCAGAGATCTTGTTACCATCCTCGTCCTCTTTCAACTTGAGCTTTTTCATGGCAATAACAATACTTGACGCATAGATAAAGCCTTGTCCACCTGAGATTTTGTCATCAGGGTCAAACATGTCTTGGCTAGCGTATGTATGATTAGTACACACCATGCCCACGTTGTAATTACCAAACATGTTGACACAGTTGCGAACCAGGGCTGTGAGTGCTTTGGGTTTGCGACCCAAGTCACCTTTCATTTCGCCTGCTTCGAATTGGTTAACGTCTGTGGGAGTCAACAACATACCCAGCGAGTCAATAACAAACAGGACCTTGGGACGTTCTCCATCTGGCAAGGACTTGTATTCGCTCATAAATGTGGCAATAGTCTTGGCCACGTCGTCAATCATGGACATTGATAACTTGAGAAGTTTTTCTGGACTGGTATCTACTCCCAAAGCCTTCATCCACGATTCATCTAGAGCATTTTCGCTGTCGACTAACACAACAAAGATACCTTGTTCTTGTGCGTTCTTAATAATGTTACCGCTGCAGAAATAACTTTTACCTGCGCCAGACTCGCCGGCAAACACAGTTACTTTACCCAGCGGTACACCTTTGTTAAAGTCACCCGAAATGAGATAGTTTAGGGCATAATTGCCAGTTGAGATCCAATCTGTTGGATCGTTAAACCCGATACTGAGACCGTCAATGCTTTTTGTAATTTCTTTTCGAAACTTTGATACGTCAAATGGTTTTGCCATAATAATGCCTTTTAAAATGATATTCTTGCTCGACAATTGCTGCGAGAATTTTTATATAACACAGTTCTATAATGCTGTAAATTTTTTTCTAAGTCAACGACATTTGCTATCGGTATTTGAGTACTGATCGGATTGATATTTCTGTCTTGACACCAAGACAAAAATTCTGGACTATAAGCAATTGTTTCTGGTCTCCCAAGGCTGACTTGAAAGGCCCATTCGAGTGTTTCGTAATTATAATGATCTTCACACTCTAAATTGCTGTCAAAATATTGCCATTTGTTATAGCATTGTCGTCCAACGTAAGTGTACCCAAAACTAAAATTTACTCGACGATTATCGCTAATCATATTGTTCACATATGGATTATTAAACACTTGCCATTTTTCGTCTGCTTTAAATTCTATGTTATTGTTAAAAAACGATTCAAGTCGATGAACTGTTAGATTAACTTCTTCGTATGGAAAGATGTAACCTAACTTGATCATAGCTTCGGCTAATTTAATTTTTCTTATGTGATCTGGATAAGCATCGTGTAACACATTACCTAATTTAGACTGGGCAACATTTTCAGACCATCTCAATTGATCAATATCAACAACATGTTTCTGAGAAAATACCCATTGCTCGTGCTGTTTGTTTAAAAACCTTTGATCGAAATAATCAACAACATTGTCGCACTGAGGAAAATTTTTACCGTAAAGCAAAAATAAAACTTCGTTAGTTTTTCCGAGCGACCAGTTTATTTCATTTAGCAATCGATCGCAATTGTGATAAACGCACTGGTCGTCTGAAAAACTATTACAATTTTCTTTGTTGGCTTTTTCAACAAAGAACTCAAACAACTCGTGGTTTTCTACAACTTCAAACGGGATAAAGTCGTTGCTATCAAATACCAATGAAAATTTCATAAAGAGTATAAAATTGGGCACTAAGTGCCCAATTTTCCTTGGTCGTTACTGTGCTTGTCTTGCTCGAATCATAGCCAAGATGTCTTGAGCATTTTGTCCACCGGCTGGTTTAGCTTGAACTGGTGCTGATGCTGCTGCTACTGCAGGAGCATCTGGCTCAAATGGAACATCGTCGTCAACTGGTGCAGCGGATTTAGCTACTGCTGCAACCGCCGATGCTGAGGATTCAGTCGATGATCCTGCTGGTGCCTGAACCCCGGCTGGGCGGAAGTACTGACCCCAACGCTCTGTGTCGTAAGGTTGACCATCCACTGACGCTTCAAACATTTCCTTCATAACCCGGAGCTCAACATCTGTTGGCTTCTTTGGCAAGAAGCTTGACAAGTCAAACAAACCATACTGCTCAACTGCTGCTTGTTCAGCTTCAGTTAAGGCTGATTCCTTGCGTGACCACTTTGATGTGTTGTAGTCGGCATATCCGCCCTTGCTGGTTTTAGCAATACGGAAGTCCAAACCACGCAACATGTCTGTTGGCAATTCCTCAAGTTCAGGATCCATTAAGGCCGACTTGATGGTTGCAAAGATTTGTGGGCCGATAATGAATCGACGGATTGGGTTTTCTGGATTCTTATCTTCGGAGATTGGGTTTTCACGTACAAAGCCTTGGAACACGTATGAACGCTTTTTCCAGTACTTACGACCCATTTCTTCAAGGCTCTTGTCCTTGAACCAGGTACGAACTTCTGCAAGAATTGGGCACGACTCGCCCCACATTTCCACGCATGGTACTTGTACTTGTACTTGTTTGGTATCCATTTCACCTTTGATTCCGTTGAATGGTAAACGAATCATTGCTCGTTCTACCCAGAAAAATGTGTTTTTGGTATTTGCGTCTGGAAGGAAACGCAACAATGCGGAACTACCTTCTTCCATGTTCCAGTGCGGATAAATTGCGTTATCGCCACCACCGGATGATTGACCACCTTTGTTTGATTCTGCTGCCTGGAGTCTTGCTCTGATTTCTGCTAATGATGCCATGATAAGTTGCCTTTTTAAGTTGATTTAAGATGTATATACAAACGTATAACAACACTGATTATACGTGAAAGTATTTATCAACGCAACACTAAAAGGCAATTTTATTTGAGCAGTTGTGCCAATCGCAAAATGCGCTCAACGCTTTCGCTGCTCATGTTGCTGCGCTTGGACATCATGAATCCATCTGTGTCTATATCTTCAGCTTGCATTGGTTCTTCCGCAGGTGGTGTTGCCGCAGCAGCAGGATCAGCAGGTGCGGGCACTTCGTTGGCTGGGACTTCGATGTTGATGCCCAGTTCGGCCAGGCGTGCTTGTATCAGGGGTCTAGCATCGGCGTTGGCATCTTGGGCAGCCAACTCGGCCAGCTGATCAAACAGCTCGTCATCGCCAAACACACTATACAGTTGCTCTGTGGCATTGGTTGCATCTGGTCCCACCGGCAACTCTTGTGCTAGTAGTTGTTTGAGCTGTTTTTCAGCTTCGGGTGTGTCAGGCGTTGACCAAGTACCTTCTGCCACAGTCTTGGCCCAAGATTCAAATTCGGCAATTTCTTTCATGCTGTTGTCCTTACGTGCTGATAGTCGAGCTAAAACCGGAATGGCTTCTTCGATTCTAGCATCCAAACTTTGTTCAATAAACATGTTTCTGATGTCTTCTGCTACCGATTCAGCATTGGTGATTTCGGCTGGGTCAAATATTTGTAATTCTTGAAGATATCCACGTTGGCTGATTATGCGTTTGGCTTTGGCTTTGAGATCTTGATAGTGACGCACAGCAGATTCTGCTAGGTCAGCAGCTTCGCCATCAAACTGTTTGTTGCGCGAAGCCCGAACAAACTTATTCAAGATGTTCATTTCTTTGACGATTTCGCAGATGTGCTGACCAAAAGCATCATACGGTGTGCCGCCTTCGGCAATGTGTCGTGCCATGGCACGTCCACCAATTAAGTTGGTAAATGGCAGCTTGAATCGTTGATCGTCACCAGTTTCTACAAACAGGCTTTCCACATAACGGAAACGAGCATCATCTTCGCCCAAGGTGCGATTGTGTTTGATTACCAAGCGTGTCTGCTTGGGTTGATCGCTGTAGCTGACTTTTCGGTTACCGTAATAGCCTTCAAACAGGCCTTCCTTGATGGCAGCCATACCTTGCATGGTATACTTTAACCGATTAAGGTTTTCAATCTCAAAATTCATTAGGTTGTTGCGCACACTAAACTGCTTGATTTGATTTAGGAATTCATACCAGTCACTTTTGTCATCGCTTTCCATGGTACGACCAAGATTGTCACCAAAGAATATCTTGAGATTTCTATCTTGTCCTATTAAGATTACCACTGTGCCGTAGTTTTTGTTTGGTGTTTTCCAGTCAAACGTAAACATGTCGGCTTCTGCAGGATCTGTTACATCCTTGCCTAAGGCATCTTTTAACTCAGGGTCAAGGTCCCTGGTCACTAGTAGGTCGTATAATTGGTTTTGTGCTGAGTTTTCCATCTTGTATTTATATTACATAGTCATAACAAACGGCAATGGTTCTATAATGTTGTCTTGGTGATCGCGCATTTGTGTGTCAAGATCGCTGTGATAGCTTTGTAATACTTGTAGCATACGAGTCACTAGGATAGTGGCCATGATTAAGTCGTCAGTTTCGCCGGGTTTGGCAGCATATCCGACTCCGTGTGCCACAAAGCTTTTGAGTTCGGTTACAAGACTAGGACTGGAAATGGTCATTCTGTTGCTTTCGATCAGGTGCTTTAGCTTGGCACAGGCTGCTAATTTGGGCTTGTTTGATGTGTTAAATCCCTTGCGGTTTTTTCCGCTTTCGCTGAGGAAATAACCTTGTATGTTTTCTTCGCCGTATTCATTGATGCTGATTAGGGCAGCTTCGCCGATTGAATTGTTTTCTACTGAATAGTAAATGCTTTTGGGATCACGGACTGCATCGTTTACGTGTCTAATAATGTCAGCCAGGATACGGATCTGTGTGGGTATGTCTGTGCGGTTGTGACGCCATTCTGCTACCTGTTCAGTAGTGTTGGCTTCAAACACCTGTATGGCAGCTGGATCGCCGCCAGTGCCTAAACTGGGATCTAGTCCTACAACGTATATACGGTCGGGTTGTGGCCGTTTGTACCAGCGTACTTCACCAGTTTTGTACAAGGGATCACGGCCCTGTAAGTCGATCAGTTTGGCCGGAGCAATAAGCGTTTCATCTGCAATCAAGAACTCGCAGTCCATTTCTCTGCGGAAACGATCTACACCCAGGGCGGCACGTTGTTGCTGTGCCCAAGATTCATCGCGATCGGGATGTTCGTTCCAAAAACTACGATAAGCTTTGAATCCGTTTTGTCCTACCAAGGTAGGGTTGCCGTATTCATCTTCGCACTTGTTGGCGCCTTTCCACAACAACGCAAACTGGTCTTCGTCTGAGTTTGGGGTTGATGTAATGATGGCCTTACCACCAGTTGCCAAGGTAGGTGAGATTGAAGTCCAGAACTCAGTGGCAATAGTGGGACGCACAAATGCAAATTCGTCAGCATACAAGAGCGAGATACTCATACCTCGGCCGGTGTTTTCAGTTGTGGTAGCTGAAACTATACGACTGCCGTTATCAAACTCTATGCTGCCCTTGTTGTAGTTTGTGGCACCGGCACGAATATGATCTGGCACACTTTCATAAGCATATCGAATACGCTGCATAATTTCTTGCGAGCCGGTATACTTGTGGGCAGCAACAAGGATAGTAGAATCTGGCACAAACATAGCATACCATAACAGATAACCAGCTGCTGATGTTGACTTACCAGTCTGTCTCGGCATCATGGAGATGCTGTAACGGTAGTTGTGGTAAACATCAATCAGGCGTTTCTGGTACTCGTACGGATGATACAGCATGCGTCCTCGAGTAGGGTGCTGTATGTAAAAGAAGTTGTCTAAGAAATATTGCGGTCCCGTCACAGGATCAGCACACGCAACAAATTCATCAATCTGTTGCTGTGTGTAATTGACTTTTGAGTAAGGAGTCTTGACTAGTGCCGGTTCTGTGTTGGCCATATGTTATTTAACATCGACACTGCGACGGCGGCGGCATACAAAAATGTAGTAGTGTTCTTGTACTCGTCCACGCTCATCGGTGTAATCAAGTGGGAATGTGTAGTCAAACCATTGTATATCAAATCCAGTGCGCTGTAGTAACTGCAACCACATGGTGCGGTCCAGTATGCTGTAGTGGTTGCGATTTTCTTCGTGTTTGATTTGGCAGTTAGGTGCAGGAACTTCTAGGTACAAGTGCCCGTTGTTTTTCAACGCACGGTTGTATTCCAGCAAGGTTATGTAAGGGAATGGCGAATGTTCCAAGCTGTGACGCGAGAACAGCAAATCCACTGATTCGTCACGGTCGGCCAAAAAGTTCATGTCACCTTGTACTACTGTGTGTCCGTTTTGTCGTGCTAGATCAGCGTCTTCGCGATTTAGTGTAATACCTGTGGTATTGGTATATTCGCGGGTTTTCATTTCGTCCAAGAAATAACCAGCACCACAGCCCAGGTCGATAATGCGGGCTGTTTTGGGCAAGTTTAAGGGATCAATAAAACGTTCAACAACGTCAGCTGTAATGGTCTTGTGGAACGGGCTGTGTCCTTCGCTGTAGATTTGGGACAGCACATGATCGTAATAAAATTTGAGCTTGAGATTATTGTTCATAGCTCTATTTAACTGGTATTAGTGGAACTGTTAAATTAGAATGATACCTGCGATGGATCCGGTATGGCCATTATCTGGGATAACCTTTGAATGCCTTAACAGGACTTTTTGTATCTACAAATGCAGGTTCGTTGCTGTCTGCAGTAGATACTAATCGTTTGCCGCCTGGTGTCCCAGTCATTTCCAAAGCACGATCAATCAATTGTGCAATGTGCGGACTACTCCCTACAACAACAGCATGTTCGCCAAAAGCAGTTTCAGCAGACCATTCAGGTTTGTAAGGATCAATACCGTCGTTTTCGCTGCTGAGTTCGCTGGCATAGTCGCTTCTGGCACGTGCCATTGCCACGCCCATACGATAGTTTCCGTAAGGGTCAGCAGCACTCAAACCCGGGATCACGTAAGTGTAACGCATGGGTCCTTTGCTTTCGTCAGGTAACTCTCGTTGTTCGCGAATGAATTCTCTGGCTCTCATCTGGGATAACCTCGGAATGCTTTAACCGGACTGACCCGGTTGACTTCTGACATTTCTTCGCTGTTCATGTCACCACCGTTGAGATCTGTATAATCAGCACCAATGGCCCGGTACGCCATTTTCAACATGGCCTGTTCTTCTGGGGTATATGGATGAGTGCTTTTGTTTTTGCCTATCCACGACTTGGCGTCGATTTCAGGTACAAACGTACCATCTGTAGACGCCACTGCTTGACCCAGGCGATTTAATACATAATCAGCATTCCAGCGTTCAGAATCACTGTAGATATTTAGACCGCGAGTGGCTGACTGCAGCCTGCGGGAAATTTTAGCATCTGCTGTTTCAGTTATCTTAGCAGAAACAAATTCTCTGGCTCGCATTAGCTGACGCCGTTGACTCCGGCTCTGGCCGAAGATGCTGTGCCCAATTCCTGAACAGTGGCATTACCGCCCACAATGGTCAAAAAGTTGCCTACTCCTACATAGGTTTCCACAACCATTCCAGAACCGACATTTACAGCGTTGCTGTAGATTGTGTCAGAAGTGATGGCGCCTGTGGTCAGGTTGGCCACATTTACATTGTAGGTTACTACGTTGCTGCCAGTTACAATAGACACCTTGTCAGTGTACATTTGTACGTTGGAGATTGCTCCTTGGTAGACGTTTGCTTGACTTGCCATTTTTGTTCCTTTAAATTACCACGCCCGACATGACCAATAACGGGCCTTCCATCTGGGGCCGGGATTGTCGCAGTTGTGTCTAGCTCTAAAACTTTTCCTACGTGCAGGATTTGATTTTTTAATACGCATGTTGGGGTCGCCAAAGTTCACTTTGACCACATTGCCCTTGGGACCACGCACATACACTTTGGATTTTTTTACATCGCCCGACATGGGCTTGCCCAGTTTGACTTCACGACCTTGATATTCTGCTTCGTCAACTGCACCAGCAACACTGCTGGTAGCTTGACCCTGCAGGTCTTCGGCATCTTGTCCTTGTGCATTTACAGGATCAACACC